CCATGAAGTCATCGCACAGATCCGCAAGCAGAAGGCCCGGCTCGTTCGGATCCATCCTGCTGGCGACTTCTACAGCAATGACTACATCAAGAAGTGGCAGTACATTGCCAAGCGATGCGGCGGCACGACCTTCTACGTGTACACCCGCGCCTGGCGCAGCAAACGGCTGCTGCAGCAGTTGGAGAAGCTCGCCCGCATGCACAACGTCGTCATGTGGTGGAGCGCGGACTGCGAAACGGATCTCCACAACGGCGAACCGCCCAAGGTGGAAGGTGTTCGCGTTGCGTACATGCAAATGCACGACGACGACTTCGTTCCCGAGTACACCGACCTCGTTTTCCGCGTGAAAAGAGACACCGTGCGCAAGTTCGTGCAGGGTCGCCTCGTCTGTCCCGTGGAAAATGGTTATACTGGATGGGTCCACAAGATGACCTGTTCGGACTGCAAAATCTGCTATCGAACAAAGTCGGTCCCGACGCGCGAGCGCGACTACACGGGCCCGCAGGAGAAAGTTCTAGCGAATGACCTTCTGGACACAGGACGACCTGTCTGACACGCCGCCGTTTGACTACAATCATCTGGTCAAACCCGGCTTCTTGATCGTCTGCCCGAAACGCATGGAGTATCTGGACTCCTCTGTCTTTGGCCCGCACAACGTCGACAACAACAACGCGTTGCGCAACGACGTGTTTCTGGCGCTGGGCATCTTACTGTCGTCCAGCGCTGCAGGCTGCTGGCGCGACCTTGATTACTGGGCACCCGCGCGACAGGACGACGAAACTGTACGCGAGTGGCGCGAACGCGCTAAGTTCGGGCTGTGGTGCGGCAGTCGCATCACAATCATCTTCGAGGGTGAGGACGATCTGACCGGCGCCGCGACGAGCGTGATGGGCGGCAAGATGTACCAGAGCCATCTGTATGTCCGTTCGGAGTACAAGGACATCAGCTACGAGATGCTCGGGCTATTCAGCCAGGGCGGCGCACACGATCGTCGCGTAAAGCCGAACAATTTCCGGCGTATTGTTGGCATGCTCTGCCACAGGCCGCGAAACGACTACTCGTATCTCATGCCCTGCGACATTCCGAAGCTGAAGAAACTCGCCAAGCGCTGTCGAATCGGTTTCTGGGAGGGACTCAAAGCGTGGCTTCGGCGGCGCAAGCTCAGTGACGATACGCGCCGGAAGCTCGGCGGCCGTCCCGGCGGCACCGTGGCAGGTGCCGCAAAGAAACGCCAGGACGAACACAAACGCCAACAACGTCGCGTAGTGGTGCGCGACTAACAAGCTATGCAGCCCGACGAGGAATGCCGGCGCTCTGTCCTGTGCAGAGCGCCGGTTCCTTTTGGGTACAGGAGACGCAATGAGGACTGTCGACGGATACAAACTGTTCACACTCCGCAAGGACGGGTCGATCGGCCCGCTGTTCATCAATCGCAGGTTGCGACTTGAGCCGGGGAAGTGGTACGAGGCGGAAGATCATCCCACCAAGGGATACGCGCATCGACCCGGCTGGCACGCGACTACGGAGAAGAAAGCCCCGCACTTGACCGAGAAAGGCCGCGTATGGGCCAAGGTGAAGCTGCAGCGCTGCAAAAAGTTCGACCGACCACAGTCGCAGGGCGGTACATGGATACTCGCCCAGCGCCTGAAGGTCGTGGAGATACTCAAACCCAAGTAATCACAATAGCCATATTGGAAAGACTGTGACCTTTGAAGAATTCGTAAAGACCCGCGTATTCCGTCTGGATCTCGGCGACGCGATCCAAGACGTAGCTTTAGACGGCCGCTCCGGGTGCGTCTATGCGGACAAGCTCTGGATCGAAACTCCGATCCTCCTGGACAAGGAAGACCCGAAGCACCGTGTGCTACTTGAACGGGACGAGTTCGAGAGTACCCGGCTCTCAGATTTGGAGTACAAGCTCTACGTATACGCGCTCAACGCCGGGTTCATCGATCTCGGTGCCTGGGACGCGCACCCGGAATTTCTCGTCCAAGATTGGCAATACGCAGTAGCCAACGACGAAACGCGAATGGGCTACCATCGGTGGTGGAAGAACGAGGTCGCACTCGATGGGTGACATCAATAGCGTAGAACCGGGCGATATCGTTTACGTCGTTGCCGAGTGGAGCGAATACACCGTCCGCGATCTGGCAAATATCGCCGCTGCGATGGATCGGTGGGTGTGCCTGTTGTCTGGCAGCAACCAGCCGGAAAAGGTGTTCGTACCCATTACTGACGTCATACTGCGTGACGGTAAAATCTCGTTCGCACAACCGCGTGCGCTGCTCTGGTTCAATACCAGCAATGACGCACTGCAGCATTTGCTGACAGAGGCGCGCTCTGAGCGTACATACGCAGTTGAGCGCCACGACGCACTAGCGCGGCTGGTGAACAGCGTGAACAGCGGCACTCCCGCGCGGGAGCACCGCCGCGTGAATATCCCTAGCGGATCTGCGCCCACAGGGAACCCGGCGCTGGAGAATGCTGCGCAGCTAACTGGCATTGATCCGCCGTCGGAACCCGAACAGCCGCCGCCGACTTCGTAGCGAAGGGCGGAACACCGGCCTCGGCAGCGACAGCGTCGAACAGTTCGGCGTCGCCAAGCGGCAGGGTCGGGACGATGCGCGCGAGCTTCTCGCCGTCGGCCCAGGCGCCAGCCGTTGAGACGGCGTCGATGAAGTCCTGGCCGAGCGAGTCGCCGTAGCTGCTGAGCGGAATGCGCTGAAGATCGGCGCGCTTGTAGTAGTTGCCGGTCAGCGTGTTGCCGACCAGGTCATTGCTCAGCTCTGCGGCCACCTTCTCGGTGACACAGAACAGCACGTCTTCGGGGCGTTCCAGCGTGGTGTCGTACGCCACCGTCAGGCCGTGTTCGCGATCGAACTGATCGAGCACGCTGGCCAGTTTGGTCAACGGGCCGAAGTGATGCAACTTGCTCGGGTGTTCCTCGATCATGTTGGCGAGCTTCGTCAGCTCTTCCTGCAGATCGTTGGGCGCGTGCGTGTGTCCGACAGCGTTGACGCGAGTCCGAATCAGCGCGACGGCGTCCTTGGCGGAACACGCACCCAAACCCGCCATCTTCTCCAGTTCGCCGCGCTCCGCCGAAATGTCGGAGCCAAACTTGACGGCGTGTTCCATGACCTTGTCAGCGATCTGCCGACGATCCTCGAAGACCAGGTCGTCGCGATACTTGCACAACCAGGCGGCTGCCTGCTTGACTTCCATCGCATTGCGCAGGGGCAAGCGACGCTCGCGATCGGGGCCTTCGCCGAAGATGATAGCAAAGACATCGTCGGGGAGCTTGCTCTCGTCGACCTCGCTGGTCTTCTCGACGGCGCTGATAAGCTCATTGACATCGCCGGTGATCTTGAAGTATCTTGCGCTGTCGGCAATCCGCTGCCCGATGACGTTGGCCAGAGCGGGGTCCAACTCCCCCTTCTTCTCGTGGAAGAATGCGGCCGACATCCAGGTGGCGGAGGCGTTGTGCACCGGAAACTTCCGGCGCGTCACATCCGCGAACAGGTGCGGTTCCATGTTTTCAGGACCGCGGAGGTCTTGAATGCGGGCCGACTTGACAAAATCTGGTGCTCCGTAGAGCGACATGATACGATGGATGGACTGACCGTTGTGGTCGAGTGTCTGATCGATTACTGACATTTGGGATCCTTCCGTGAAAGCCAAAGCACAACCAACGACCAACAAATTTGCCAGTTGGTTTCAAGTGTTGCCGTTGTTGAACGTGATCCCTCCCGCCGGGATCCCGCCATTCGATGTCGACTGCCCGCTATGCGGTGGGTCGCACTTGGGTATTTACCAAGATAACATATTGGGAGGCTATTGGCACCACTGCTTTGGGTGCAAGTCATCAGGAGATCTGATTGAGCTTGCGTCCAAGGTCTGGAAACTCCCGATCTACGATACGATCCAGCGTCTGCGCACCGAAGGCGTGGACCTGCCGTCGGAGCACACTACCAAGGAGGGGGTGGCCTATTACGAGCGCCGTTTCACCGATGAGCGCCAGTATCAGCTCCGATTCCTGGAACAGTCACGCTACGACCTGTTCGAGAAGCACGATCACGGTGCTGGCATTGCACGCAAGTTCAATATCCACATAGACTTACCGCTAAAAGAGTGGTTGCAGCGCGCCGGGCGGTTCGTCGGCGGCACCACGCGCCAGCTCGCCGACCGCTTGACGCTCCCGCGTCGCCGCGCCGGTAACCAGACGGGCCGGGGCTTTCTGATCGGCAAGGACTGGGGCGAGTTGCTGTCGCTGCCCTTCTATGATGCTCCCGATCGCTTGAGCGGCGTGCTCTTCGTCGGACGCGAAGGAAAGCCGAAAGACTTTCACTTTTTTCCGCTGAGCAATCGCAAGACGACGGGTCCGATCGAAACAGGCTTGTTCATGTACGATGCGTTGCTTGGGCGTACTCACGCGCCTGGCGTATTCGGGAACGACCTGTTCATCCTCAACAGCCCGATCATTGCGGCCAAGATGCAGGTGCGGCACATGCGCGACCACGGGCTGCCGCTGCCGCTCGTGAGCGCGTACAACACCAAGCAAATCACGACAGACAAGACGTACCACAAGCTCGTCACCTACTCCGCCTGGGACACGCTACCCGGCTACAACCACATCTACTGGCATCCACAGTTTGCTGCTAGCATTATCAGCATGGCATCGCGCACGGGCGGCCGCGTGTTGTTCCGATCCCGCGAAGCCACGATGAAGCGACTGCCGCCGCAAGGCTGGCTCGAGTACGTGCGCAAACACGCCGAGCCGTGGCAGATCGTGCTAGAACGCGCGCTCTGGCCGCTGAGCCACCAGGAGCGACGCCGGATCATTCAGCACCTGGATATCCCAATCATCGTGTTGAACGACTTCATCAACAAGCTGCCGCCGGCACTGCGCGAGCCGCTGAAAGCCTGCCGCGACGCCAACCCAGCGATCGGGGTGGCCAACATCGGGCGGCATGTCGTGGAGGAGACTCACGCCGGATGGCAGCTGAAGAAGTGTGGGACATTTGTCTGCAATACGATCATCAAACTCGAACATCTGATCCGCCGCACGGATCGCCCGGACACTCGCTATTACCAGGGCACTCTAGCCCAAAGTGACGGGGAGATCCCGTTCGTCGCAACGGTCGACGAGCTGCAGAAGGACTGCGCCAAGGCGATCGAGAAACGGCTGGAAGCGGGCGACATGGCGCCGTTGACCGCGAACGCGACCTACAAGCGCCGGCTGCTGGATGTGGCATTGCAGCTGCGTCCGCCGAAGATCACCAAAACAACGGGCGCGTTCGGCTGGGATCCCCAGCTAGCGTGCTTCGCGTTCCCGCAGTTCGAGATGTATCCGGGCGGCAAGATCGTCGAGCGCGGTGCCTTATTGGCAGATGCCGACTCACCTTGCTACGAGCTGACGCCGCCGACGGGTGACCCCGACTTCGGCGGCATGCTGACAGACTGTGAAAGCAACCAGGTCTTCTGGGCTATGGCGGCGTGCATCGCGGCCAATGTGGTCGGGCGGCCGCTCAACCAACGTCCGGCGGGTATCGGCCTGATCGGTAACGGCGCCATCAATATCGGCAAGCAGGCGGCGCTCGTCCTGGGTTGCAACCAGTACACGCTACCTGGGCACGGGCCGAAGAACGATATCGCCGCCAGTGAACTGCAAATGCGCACCGACGAACACAACTGGCCTGTCTGGCTGGTGCAGAAGGGCGCGTCCAAGACCGTCGTCCGACTGTGGGCGGGCTGCGGCGGCGACAAAGATGCGATCCTGCCGGTCCAGCGCTACGACGCCGACGCGATCGCACTGCAGGCGCCGTGGCGATTCATCACGCAGTCAGATCCGCTAGCATTTGCAGCAGAACTACGTGATGGTGAAAAGCTGTTGGTGCACTGGATGCACGATCTCGTGCAGCGCCGAATGGAACTCGATTCCGAAGCCGACATGTTCATCGAACAGATCGTTGACGACATGGCGGCGTGGGCGAGTCGCTTCGGCGATAGTACCGTGATCGACAAGGCGCGCAGCCTGATCGACGATGTCGGTAATGGTCCTGAAGCGCAGGCCGACCGGTTCGTTGCAATGCTCTATCGCTTTGTGGCGGACGGGCAGCTTGGAATAATCCAAGAGGGATTTGAAGACGAAAACGTGAAGTATGCAATCTATGCGTTGAACAACGACGAAGCGCAAGGTATCTTTGTGCCGCGCACAGTCATCAATGCATTGCTTGCTAAGAATTCATTACCCCCAATTGACCCGCCTCGTGTCACCCGACTGTTAGCAACTGCTAATGCGTTGGATCGCGAGTGCCAGTACAATGAACTGCAGGGATGGTTGATAATTGAGTCGTGGTGGCGGTCCCATCTCGACATGTGCCGCCGCCGACAGCAACTCCGCATCGTTGGATAGGAGGCAGCTATGAAGCCGAATAAGATGGTCGCCCTGTGCAGAAACGCACTGGCGCGGTTGGACGAAATCGAAGCTCTTCTCCCTTACGTCGACCAAAGGCAGCACGCCTTCATCTTCCGCAGCAAACCCGACGTCCACGAACTCTTGCGCATTGCAAAGTTCGAGACGGTCAAGCGGGTGACGACTGAGCAGGCGCTTCATATCAATCACATCTGCGAGCAGCTCGACTGCATCTACGCATCGCTGCCAAAAGAAATCATCGACATGCTTGACGAGGACGATTAACGCATGGCGAATCAATTCGTGTGCGACAGAAAGTCGCTCGGTTATGAAGACGGACCCATCGCTGACAAAGATGCGTGGGTCCGTTTTGACATTATCGACGACGAACTCCACATCGACGCGTTTGGCATCTGTGAACTGAACGTACGTCAAATGCGCAAGGTGGCCGAGTGGATCGCCGCGCGCGCCGACACTATCGAAAGAAGAAAAAGAAAGCGAAATGGTCGAAGAACTTAATCTCAGCAATGATGCGATTGATGCGATTTGCAATCTGATCCATCATCATACCGGCAAAGCCTTCGGGACCGCCAACGTCGCAACGCTTGTGCGGCTCGTCCGCGAACAGGTGCCCGAACGGGACATCTACGATCAAATGCGCGCCGAAATGGCGCGGCTGCCCAAGCATCGCGAAGGTGATAAGCACCGCGTCGTTATCTACACTGACGGATCGGGGCATATCGAAACGAATAGTGTCCGCAATTCGGACAGTTCGTTCATACACGCCACAGACATGCTGCGGGTGCTTGAGCGCTTTGGCAAATCGCAGGACCAGATGGACATCGAAACGATCGAGAAACATCTCGAAACGCAAGACGCATCCTGCGATGTTACGAAAGCCGCCAAACGGCTGCTTAATAAAATAAAGAAAATGCCTGATCAAAAGAAATCGACATGAAACCCGAAGAAGCCTGTAACGAAACCAAGAATGCGATCGTCGCATTGATCCAGCAGTACACCGGACAACCGTTCGGCACTGCGAATGTGCCCGCGCTGATCGCACTCGTACACGAACTGGCGCCTCCGCAGAATATCTACGCGGAAATGCTTGCACTGTTGCAAAAGACGCCAAAAGAGTACACGATCGGCTACCGTGCCATAATCTACCCCGACGGCTCTGGCCATTTGGAGGACCGCCACGGCAACGAGGTCGAGGGCAGTCGCTTCTCCCGCGGCCAGGTGATGCTCAACATGATCAAAAAGTTCACCAAGTCACAGCGCGCGGTGGACATCGAAACGGTTAAGCAACATCTCGACCAGCAGAATCCTGACTGCAACGTCACGCAGGCCGCCAGGCGGCTGCTCAAAGAGCTGAAATGATCCGCTGCCGTCACTGCCGGCAACTCACGCCGGGCCTCACAATCTGCATGGAATGCGGAATGCCGTTGCCTAATGATTCGGACTTATCCGATAGTCCGCCTCCGCCTCCCGCCAATCAGGATTCCCCGGATCGAGAGCCGCCTCCTGTTCAGGAGTGATCGGCTCCAGCATGGCCCGCTGGGCAGGGCTGTCGACGACCTCGACCATCTCTGCCAAGTTTGGCCATGCCTGGTTGCGATACCATAGGGCAACACAGCCGATGTTCACGGCTTGCGCGAAGTCGTCCGTGGCACCCTCCTGGCAGGCAATCTTGTAGACCTCCCCAGCCGCCATGGTCGTGACCTTGTCTTCGATCAGGCCGAGGAAGTCATAGATGAGGCCGGCGTCTTCCTGACTGACATAATCGGTGTCGAAGAAGCGCAGTGCGCCGACTTTGATCATGCCGCATGTCAGCTGCAGCGACCGGGCCTTGTCCACGCGGTAGTGCTCGCGCGGGTGCTGCTCTGTGGCACCAACGTGGTAGCACGGCGCCGACTTGGACGACCGGACGTACTCGCACGGGAAGATGCGGCTGATCGGAATGCCTGACTGGATCATGAAGGTCTCGCGCAGGCTGCCGGCGCCGGTATAGTCGTGCGCAAGCATGTGCGGTTTGAAGTAGTCCCAGTACTGCTTGATCTCGACCGCTTCGAGCAAGTGGTCGTGCGGCGTGAGCAATCGCTTGCCCCAGAGAACGTCGATACAGCCGTTGGCTCGCAGACCAAGCAATGCCACAACGGTGAACGACAAACCCTTGCTGCCGCCGCCACCCCAGTCGACGGCCAGTACGCGCATTGCGTAATTGCCCATCTTCCGGCGGGCTTCGTGCACGTCGTTCGGGCCCAAGTTCGAGACAGCATCCAGTTCGGTCATCGTGACGATCTTGGCGCTGGTATCATAGCTCTCTCCGAACACTTCATTCCAGAAGACGTTCGGCGGGGTGTTGCCCTTGCCCTGCTGCTTCTGCAACAGCTCCGACCACTTGGCCGGATCCGCGTAGTGCAACGGCATGATGATCTGCGGGATGTGATAGCCCGGGAAGTCCCGGACACGGTCACGATACCGGTGAATCCACCGCCCGAATCGCGGAGAGATCCGGCCGCCGCATTTGTGGCAAGTGGTCGCAGGCGTCTTCTCGGAGATGTCCGGTGTCCACTTGCCGCGGGTCATTTTCTCGCCGTGGTAGTCGATCGTCGGAATGTTCCAGGTGTGGTAACCGCCGGTCGTGCAATGGAAGCACGGCACAAACCACTCCGCTTGGCTGCTCTCTTCCCAGAGCTTTTGGATCGTGTTGTCCAGGGTCTTGGGAGTTCCAGTGAACTGCCGAAGGGCCCACTTGCTTGCCGACATCGTTTCACGAATGATCGGCAGGTGGTCCCGCTGCATGTCCTGGACTTCGTCGATCGCCACCTT